GTTTCCGTCAGCAGTGTTAGTCCATAAATCTGTTAATTCTATAGCCTCTTGCCATTCCACACTACCTACTAAATCTTGAACAGAAGTATAGTCTCGTGGAAGTTGAAATGACCAGCTCTCTTGGAAGTCATTTTGCGGATCCCCTGGATAGGGTGTGCTACTTGGACTAACAAACTCGGAATGTATTATATTAAAATCTACATACAAAGTGACCCCCTGTACCAAATCTAAACCGTCAAGATCTAGCGTGAAGCCTGTTTCTCTAGTGTTTTCATTGTAAAAATGTGTTGACTCAAAAACAGACTCACCTATGACATCAGACTTAAGGGATAAACTATAGTCAATGTTAGTGTCTATATCATACCCATCAGTGTAGTTTCCATACATGATCCTGTTACCCATTAGAGTTTGCTCCTTAGCGATCTTGGGTGCGTTATCAAACATTCTTAATAACTCAGACTCCGGCAGTGTTGTGAATATTTTTTGATTGCTAAACTGTACACTCTTGACCTCATTGTTACCCCATCCTTCTTCTGATTTATCGAACTTTTCAATTACATGGACTACGTTAGAGTTTGATAATTTAAAGCAAACGTCAATTCCAATTACATGCTTTGATCCTGTGTTAAATGAAATGTTAGCAGAATTAAACCTGTTTCTCATCCCGGTCATGTCGTAGTTACCGAAATCTAATTCAAAGGCACTTGGTAAAAAAGCAATATCAGAGAATTCAGACAAAGCAGAGTATTCCCCGTCTTTGTATTTATATCTATAAGAGAACCTAGCGAACTTATCCTCAATATAATTCTGAGTTGAAGATGTTTCTACTAACTCAACTCCAGGAGCTTCAACAGGTGGCTTAACAATAACAGATATATCATCCTCAGTTATTTGATCCTGGCCTGTTATAGGTCTTGGATAAGACCTTTTAGTATTTATTTTTCTTGGAGGGTTTAGGTTGTCTGTGAAAAACAACAAATCATCTATAAGGTTTACAGATTCAACCCTAAAATCAGTAGAAAAGTTTAAAACATCCGTACTGATAACGTGGTATATTAATGTTGAATTGTTGAAGTTATATGATACTATCATATCCACCGTAGGGCTAGTTACAAACCAGTAAATAGTTTCTTGCTCTCCATCTTCAAAAGCTCCAATACACGTCAAACCAGCAATTGGTAATGAATTGTAAGTCAAAGATGTAACTAATTCGTTACCTTTTGCATTCTCAAGAGAACCCGACTCCCCGTCTTCATCAGAAGATATTCTGATGTTTAGTGCGTCTACGTAATCACCCTGAGGTATGAGTCTTTCGTCCAGACTCTTGTTCATTCTGGACCCAATAAAGTTGTTATTTATATTCATTCTATTTTATCCATTTATTTTGACCCCTTAAATTCATAAGCAGCCTACCTGGGTGAATATTGCTTAATCTGAGCTTAGCGTTTCTTAATAACGCTGATTTTTCTTTTCTAGCTCTGTTTACTATGTACTCTTGAATTCCAAATTTACTACTAAGTATTGAATACTTTATATAAGCGTATATGAATTCCTCAAAAAGTTTATTTACATTTACTTTAGCGTCGTCTCCATTTTCCATTCCATCAGAAACATACTCTATAACAATGGTTTGATCTGCCATGTGAGAGCTGAAATTTACGACACCGCTTTTCTTGTCAACCTTAAACGTTGGGTTTGTATTTGCTGTTTCAGTGTTGAGACCCATTCTACCCCCTAGCGGCATATCAAATACCCAGTTACCGTCTATATTATACCCCATTCTTCCGTGCATCTTGCCGTCGCCTAAATAAGGTGTCTTCTGAGTGCCGTCTATTCTGTCTCCATCTAAAGTAGATGTACCTATTAGTACACCTCCATCTATGTCAAAAAGAACACGACAGTCATTATCTTGTAGGTAACTCTTTGCAAAATTTGTTTGTATGTTTTCAGATAGAGGGCTTAATATACCATCCTTGTATAGAGATATTCTAACCCAGTTTACAAAATCTGGTGGTAGAACTATTCTTAAGTTGTCGCAAACCGTAAGCTCAACGATCTTAGTTTCCTTCATTGCGTCGTAGTTCAACTCCTGCAAACCACGCTTAGCGTGAAATAATACGTTATATCTCTCAACGTTGTTTATCAACTTGTCATTACCAACATACATTAGCATGAAGTTGTTTACAATGTCAATTAAGTTAACATACTGGTAACTACCCCAATTGTCTTCCTCCCAGTTATTACCTGAGTTTTCGTAGTACTGATATCCTGTTATATATGCCATGTCTTACTGTTGTGTTTGTTGTTCTACGGTCTCCTCGTTTACACCAAATTGGTACACATCTTTCTCTCTTATAGATATACCAGCATACTGTAGTATTTTAGCAACCAAAGATGGTTCATCAGATTCTGGTAATTCAAAATCTTGATAATCAGAATTAGACTGATCGAAAACTGGTTCTCCAGCAGAAAGAGAGATATACGTCCATTTAGGGTCTAGAGGCTTTCTTATGTACTGTAGCGTAATACCAGTTAATATTGTATCGGGATATACCGTTATGTCATTCCCATTTAATACATAAGCTGGGAACGTTGCGTTAGGAGTCGTTAGGTTTGAAGATGAAAGCTGGATTATTTTATTGTTTGATACACGCTCAACCTCTCTATTTCCGTATCTAACTGAGTTTATTAAGTAATAATCTAGTGGTAACGGATACAATGGTGCGCTTGTGTTAGATGGAGTGCTTATAACCGAAAATGAATCTATAACCTCCTCTAATCCTTTTACTATATCTGCATAGCCGCTTCCTGAACGTCTTGCATTTTGTTTATATAATTGCTGAGAGTAACTGTAGAAGTAATCCTCAAACAAATCTAGTTGTGCTTGCTTTGCGTATAAGTTAAAGTCCGCTGGTGTTATATACCCGAAATTTTGTTTATTTGCAACAGCAAGTACAGTGTTTCTTACGCTGTTTATCATCTTGTAATAATTTACGCAAAGATACTTAAAAAAAAATAAACCCTCCGATAATGGAGGGCCTATTGATTGTGCTAGTCTTCTAACTTGTTTTCTAGCATTGTCATGACCTCAATACCATCATCTGTTTGGAAGAATGTAGCTAATGTATAGATAGCGTTCTGTCCGAACGGAATACTTATTAGCTTAGTTTTGTTTCCTTTAATATTGAAGTAGATGTCTTTGCCACTGTTCTTTAGTATTAATATTTTTTGATCAACCAACTTAGATGCTAAGTTTTGCATCTTTAGCATAGGATCATTAAGGGTGTCTAAGAAGTCTTGAGGATCGTTCTTAGCGTATAGCCTAACGTCTCTTTTTAACTCCGCTGTAGACATCTTATCTATGTTTAGAGATAATACCACTCGACCAATTGTTTCTAACATTTCGATACCTAAATCACGGGCCTGAATTTGTGCCTCTAATTGGTAATCTAAATCCTCAACTTGTATGCTGGCGTCTTTCTCTCCATCAATTTCATCGAAAATAGATCCATTACCTGGGTGTAGTGATAAGAACTCCTGTAGTATTGGGTTTGTTCTTGGAACGTTTAACATCCCTCTATCAAATACAACGGGCTCTAAAATAGCATTTCCATCCTGATCATCCTCAAATGGGGTTTGTTGGTTTGAAGCATACCTCAATGCTCTATTTGACTGTCCGTCAAAGTGTAGCAATGGTTTTCTCCTTGAATTTCTTGTGTTAAGTGAGTAACTTAATGGAGCGGTTGCTCCTAGTAATCGGTAAGTTCTGTCCTTAAGGACTGCTTGTTTTTTCATTTTAATTTAATTTAAAGTTTATAAAAAAGAGAGACCGCTTTGTTGCGGTCCCTCCTTATAGTTTAATCTTACTTAAATAAGAAGAAGTTATTTGCACCTAAAGTACAAAGAGCTCTCTCAGATAAGAAGTGTACCTCCATAGCATCTTTATCGCTATTTGATGCACCACCAGCTGAACCAACAACCCATGATTTCATCTTACGATCTTCAGCTTCAGAAGCTCGGTAACGTACGTGTAAGAATGGTCTCTTAGCGTTTTTACCTAAAACTTGATCATATACTGAAGTAGATCCAGCAGGAACTAATACACCATTGATCGCTCCACCTGTAATTCCACCACGCATAGTAGCATCATTCAAGTATTTCCAGTCAGACTTATAGAAGTCATATCCTCTACGGAATCCAGAGAAACCTAAGTTTAGAGCCATGTCTGTATCATTATCAAACAAACCAAAAGAAGCTCCTGAAGAAC